GGTCGCAGAAGCGGGGTTGGGAGCCGCAGCAGTCTCAGTTTTCACTTCAACCGCCACGCTCGGCGTAGCAGGGGCCTCAGCTTTGATCTCTTTCGGGATCTCAACAGGGGTCACAACCACAGGTTTTTTGTCAACCACGGTGGAGGAGCTTACAGCTTGCGCCGCAGCTTCCTTGACCGCAGTCAACGTCTCGGACTTAACAGGGGCACTCACGGGCTTTGTCTCAAGCGCCGCCGGGGTCGGCACAGAGATCTCTGCGATAACCTTTGGCGACACCACAGGGGACGCAACCTCCGCGGGTTTCTCAGTCTTGTCGTTGAATTCCTTACTAAGGAGATCCCAGCCGTAGCCGCGCCTAATCCAAAAGTAGGTAAAGATAATACCAGTGAGAGCAACAACCGGGGCAGCAACAATGAACTTATGATTTTTGAGGTACTCCCACACAGAGGTGAAGGCATCCAAAATTCGTCCGTCATCACTAGCCCACGCGATATGACCTTCAATTCCACTCCGCACCCAATCGGGCACATCGATAGAAGTTTCATCGTCAACTTCGCTAAGGTTGCCAAACTTTTCAACAAACTTGGCCACAATAGCACGGCGTATAAGAGCAGCGATAGCTGCAACATCGCGCTGCACCACAGGGCCTCCGGCTATGTCAGCCATCCAGAAGGGCATCGATCCAGTTTTGGTGGCGCATTCAACTGCAAAAGCAGCCAACTCACCACTAACCTTATCGAGGTCCCCCCAGCGGAGAAACTTAGCCCTGGTTGCCTCTTGAAAAGGGACCAGATTATCAGGCTTACCTGCCTTGGGTTTAACTTCGGCACGCTTGCCGTCGTCCCGGAACAACCTAACGATAAAGTCCAAATCGCGGAGCTGTTTTAGGAACTGACCCAAATCAGAAATTCTGCCAGTTAGCCGCCCAAAGGCGACCGAGACAATGGCAAGGTCGAGTAACGTAGCCAGCCATCCACTGAAGGATGGGCGCTCGCCATTAGCCTCCTTATAGTCAAAGTACTGCGCGCAGCGCCTATAGAGCCTTATCATGC